GTACTATCATTCCGTTCGTCCTCACTCATCATTAAATGGAATGACCCCGTATCAATATTCAAAATCAATTGCGTAATCTATTTCATGTTCCAGTTTTTCTTGACCAGGTCAGATTGATGTTGACATTCAAGAACATATTAAAGATATCGATGTAACTTTAAAGTTATTAAGGAGAGATCGCTTGGATAGAACGGATTCATATTGTTCGTTAATGCAAGCAAAGTCTATAGCATTGTTGGCATTATCTTCAAACAACTCATTAAGAAAAGAAATAGCTAAAGGTGATGAACATGCTACTGAAGATATGTAGATGTGGTAAGACAGTATCAATGGAACAAGGTATGTGTGAAGCATGTGCTGTTGTTGCTGAAGAAAGAAGGAAGCAAAGGCACAGAGATTACAAGGCGAAGCGAACAGATACCGACAACCAGAAGTTCTATAACTCAAAGCCTTGGCGGGTAACTAGAGCAAGGGTAAAGGATAGAGACAATGGGTTGTGTCAACTGTGTTGGAGTGAGAACAAAGTGAAACCAATGAATACCGTACATCATATTATTCCTTTAGAAGAAAATGATCGGTTAGCTTTAGTGAGAAGTAATTTAATATCGTTGTGTGAGAAATGTCACCAGAAAGTTCATAAGCTGTATGACGTTAGAACGGAGAAGTTCAATATACAAAAGAAGTTAAGAAGTCTAATAGGGTAGGGGGAGGTTAAAAACTTTTCAAGGAGGGCGACGAGTCGCCGGGTGGTCTTTTTTTTCGCGAAAACTCCCTAAATGAAAATTCCGAAAGGAGGAAGGTGGATGGCTAGGCCGAGAGAACCTGTTGATTTAGTTGTACTTAAAGGAAAAAAACATTTAACAAAAGCGGAAATCGAAAATCGAAAATCAAAAGAAGTCAAGGCGCCTAGTGATAAAATTAGGGCGCCTTCTTATTTGCCAAAAGATTTAAGAAGAGACTTTAAAAAAATATCTGATGAATTAATCAGGATTGAAATTATGTCCAATCTTGATATTGATGCTTTAGCAAGATTTTTAATAGCAAGGAAAATGTATGTAGAAATTACAAATGCAATACTTGAGCTAAGTCCGTTAGAAGAAGTAGTGGATGTAAAAAAAGATCCGGAAGGTAACATCATATCTGAGAAAACATACACGGTATCTAATGGTGTTTATTCAGATTTACTTATAAATCAAGACAAACTTTTTAAACAATGTAGACAAGCTTCCAGTGATTTAGGTTTAACAATTACATCAAGATGCAGATTAGTAGTACCAAAGGAAACCGATGATAAGCCCAAAAATAAATATAGTAAGTTTATGTAGGTTGTCATATGAATAGGGTCACACAGTATGCTCTTGATGTATTAGAAGGTCGAGAAATTGCAGGGAAGTATGTTAAGTTAGCTTGCCAAAGGCACTTAGATGATTTAGAAAAAAGTAAATTAGCGCCGTTCGTCTATTATTTTGATGAGGAAAAGGCAGATCGGTTACTTGAGTATGCTGAAACGTTAACGATAGGTGAAGGTGAAGAGGCAGAACCACTTATCTTAGCAGAATTTCAGGCATTTATTTTCGGATCATTGCATGGTTGGGTTCATAAAGAAACGGGTTATCGTAGATTTAGAAGTAGTTATGTTCAAGTGGGCAGACAAAATGGTAAATCTTTGATGAATGGTGTGTTAGGGACATATTATAGTAATTTTGACGGCTATAATTATGCACAAGTATACTGTACAGCTACGAAACAGGACCAAGCAAACATAGTTCTCAAAGAAATGATTAAGTTCATTGAATCAGATGAAGATTTAAGTGAATGCTTCAAGGTAAAAGAATATAAGAATACCATTGAAGCACTTGTAACAAACGGAGTTGTTCGTGCTCTTGGAAGAGATACGGAAAGTATTGATGGATTCCGTTCTTATTTGGGTATTGTAGATGAATATCATAAACACCCTACAAATCAAATGTATAAATTGCTAGAGGGTGGAACAACAAAATTAAAAGAATGCTTAATATCAGTTATCACAACAGCGGGATTTGATTTAAATAGTCCTTGCTATGAGCTATATGAGGACTGTTGTAGACTTCTTGAAGGTAGACATAAAGATGATAAACAGTTTGTATACATTGCTCAACTGGATAAAGATGATGATATTTGGGATTCAAGCAATTGGATAAAAGCAAATCCTTTAGTGGCAAGAGATAAAGAAGGAATTGAAACCCTCGCAACGATGGCAAGTGCAGCAAAGCGCAGGGGCGGAAGTGAACTCCGTAATTTTCTCACAAAACACCTTAATATTTGGGTCCAATTTACAGACAGCCAATATATGAACATGGAACATTGGAAAAAATGTGCTTCAGATTTAGATTTAGAGGATTTTAGAGGGAAAGAGTGCTATATAGGTCTTGATTTATCAAGTGGTGGTGACTTAACGAGTCTAGGGGCAGTATTCCCGTACTTAAAAGAAGAAGAGAAGAATTATTTTATTCACTCGCATAGTTTTATCCCTAAAAACCGTGTAGCGGAGCATATAAAGACGGATAACGCTCCTTACGACATTTGGATTAGAGATAGACTGTTAACCGTTACAGAGACGCTAGGTGGTATTAAAACGGATTACAAATATATAATCGCTTATTTAAAACGGATTGTGGAAGAGTATGAGCTTATTGTAAATGTAATAGCCTACGATCCGCACAATGCAGATGCCTTTTTAAATGACCTTGAAGAGCTTGGCTATAACAGCATTATGATTGTTCAATCAGCGAAGAATTTAAACGATGCTACCACTGATTTCAGATTGGAAGTTGAGGCGGAGAATATCCAATACAACCGTAAAAATCAATTGTTAACGTGGAGTGTAGCAAACGCCAAAACAGTATCAAATAGCTTTGGTGAAATCAAGATTGATAAGCATTTAAAGGAGAAACGAATTGACCCGATTGATGCTGTCATCGATGCATACAAGATGGCAATGAAGGGTGAAGTAGGCATAAACTTAAGTCAATATGTTACTGACGAAAACCTTGATAAACTTGGATGGTAAGGAGGTGAGTAAATGTGGGAATGGCTCAATAAATTGAGACCTAAGAAGGTTCAAAACTCTGTAGCACTGGATTCAGAAGAATTTTTAAAAATGTTGGGGATTGATATAGGAAGTGTAAATAAAAATAAATTAAGTGAGATTACTTATTTCACTTGTTTAAGGCTACTGTCTGAAAGCATAGGGAAACTACCTTTAAAATTGTATAAGGATACAAATAAAGGGCTGGAGAAAGCGACAGAACATAATTTGTATACACTTTTAAAGATGAGACCGAATCCATATATGACTTCAAGTACATTTTGGTCTACAGTTGAAGCCAATAAAAATCACTACGGAAATGCATATGTCTATATCAACACTGACAGGGCTCAAGTAAAGGATTTGTGGATTCTTCCAAGTGAACAAGTACAAATTTGGATTGATAATGCTGGAATATTTCAAAAAGAAAATGCAATCTGGTATATCTGGGGAGACAACAAATCCGGAAAACAATATAGATTTCGTTTTGACCAGATTATGCATTTCAAAACATCATTATCTTTAGATGGAATCTCTGGTTTAGCTGTAAAAGATATATTAAAAGTATCTATTGAAAACATTCAAAGTGGTGCTTTGTACCTTAGTAACTATTTTTCAAATGGTTTAATGGGAAAAGCGGTAGTGCAGTATACAGGTGATTTGGACCAGGAGAAAGCAAAGAAAATGGCAGTAAAGATAGAAGAATTTAGTAACGGCTTGAAAAATGCAGGAAGAATTGTTCCGTTACCATTAGGATTTCAGCTAACTCCATTAAATGTGAATATGGCTGATGCTCAATTTTTAGAAATCAATAAGTACACCGCACTTCAGGTTGCTGGAGCATTCGGAATTAAACCAGCACAAGTAAATAACTATGACAAGGGTAACTATGCAAATGTCGAAACGCAACAGCGTTCCTTTTACGTAGATACCCTTTTATATATTTTGAAACATTATGAAGAAGAAATGAGTTATAAACTCCTTCTTACTGATGAATTTCAAAGTGGGTATTGCTGTAAATTCAATGTGAATGGTATTTTACGTGCTGATTTTGCAATACAGATGGAGGGCTTGTCAAAAGGTGTGAATAATGCCATTTATACACCGAACGAAGCAAGAGAATTTGTAGATTTGCCACGTAAAAAAGGTGGCGATGAGTTAATGTGTAATGGTAACTATATTCCACTAACTTCAATAGGGAAGGGGGGTGAGGAAAGTGGATTGGTTACAGATTAAGAATCAAACGGAAGATACACCGTCCCTTTATTTTTATGGTGATATTGTCTCTTCGTGGTGGGGTGCTTGGGAGGATGAGGATCAATATCCTGAGAATGTAAGAAATATTCTTGATGGCGTAAAAGGAAAAAACTTAAATATCTATATTAATAGTGGTGGAGGTTCTGTTTTTGCAGGAATGGCCATTTATAATATGATTAAACGTCATGAAGGATATAAGACGGTTCACATTGATGGATTAGGTGGTTCAATTGCTTCTGTAATTGCATTTGCAGGAGATAAGTTGATAGTTCCATCTAATGCATACTTGATGATTCATAAGCCATGGAATGGTACGTATGGTAATGCAAATGATTTTAGAAAAATGGCTGATGATTTAGATGCAATTGAGGAAGGGATTATCAATGTTTATAAGGATAATCTAAAAGAAGGCATAGATATCGAAGAAATCCGGGAAATGGTACAAAATGAAACGTGGTTAAATGGTTTGAAAGCAAGTGAGTATTTCAATATTGAAGTAGCAGAAGAAAATACAGCTGTAGCTTGTACAAGTAATCTTTTTAATGAGTACAAGAATACACCAAAAGCTTTTAAAGAGCCAAAGAGAGAACCACCACAAAATAATGAACAAGAAAAAATTAATAAATTGATGAGGGAGCTAGAGTTAATCTAACTCTTTTTTTATTGCTCAATTTTAAGGAGGAAGCAAAATGCCAAAAGAATTAAGAGAATTATTAGCTAAGATTCAGAATAAGAAAGCAGCAGCACGAGAACTTTTAGCTCAAAAAAAGCTGGAAGAAGCAGAACAACTTACAAATGAAATCAAGGATTTACAAAAGGGATTTGATATTGCTTCAGCTTTGTATGAAGAAGAAGCAAATAATATTCCAAATGATCCGATTCCTCAACCAGCAGCAAATACAGTAAAACCGACTGATGCGTTTGTTAATGCAATGAAAGCAGCAGTTGGAAAACACAAGCTTTCTGAAGATGAAAAAGAAATATTGAATGCCACTACCATGACAGAAGGGATTCCAGCTGATGGCGGTTTAACTGTACCGAAAGATATTCGTACAGCAATTAAAGAACTACGTCGTAATGGTCCTGAAGCACTTGAAAATTATGTGAATGTCGAGTCTGTTTCTACATTAACAGGATCTCGTGTTATTGAAGTAGAGGCAGATTATATTCCATTCGATAACGTGGATGAAGCAGCTGACTTTCCATTAATGGAAGCGCCGAAATTTGAGGATATTCAGTATGCTGTAAAGAAAAAAGGCGGAATTTTAAAGTTCTCTAAAGAATTACTTGCTGACACAGCAGAGAATATTCAAGGTTACATTAAAAAATGGACAAGTAAAAAATCAAAAGCAACTCGTAATGCTTTAATTTTAAAGGCGATAGCTGATAATTTTAGCACTACAAAAGTTCCGGTTAAAACAGTAGACGATTTAAAAGATATTTTTAACGTAAAACTTGATCCGGCTTTTGAAACAACATCGAAGGCTCTAATGAACCAAGATGCTTTTAATTTTCTTGATAAATTAAAGGATAGCGATGGTAAGTATATTCTTCAGCCAAATCCAACAATGCCTACACAAAAATTATTATTTGGAAAATATCCAATTATTGTGGTAAGTAATAAAACATTAAAAACAGATGCTGTGAAGAAAACTGCACCGCTATACTTCGGTGACTTTAAAGAAGCTATTACAATTTTTGATAGAGAAGCACTGTATATTGAGTTTTCAGAGGAAGCGTTAGACCTTTGGGGTAAAGATTTAGTGGGGATGAAGGTACGTGAGCGTCTAGATGTGAAACCAGTTGACAAAAAAGCAATCGTCGCTGGTGAAATTACGTTTGCTTAATAGGTAGAGGGGCTTTTCCCCTCTTAATAGGAGGGGTTATATGCTGTTAGACATGCAGTTAACTAAAAAATGGCTGAGATTAGAAGAGGACACAGAAGAAGACGATATTTTGAATCTTTTAATCGATAATGCTGAGATTTATGTGAAAAAAGCAGTTGGTAAGCATTACAATGCCACTGAAGAAAACCGAAAACAAGCGCAGAAAATTGCTTTGGTTTTAGTGACAAATTGGTATGACAATCGTGATTTCTCTGGCCAAGTGGATGAAAAAGTGCGTTATACCATTAAAAGTATGGTATTACAACTTCAATTAAGTGAGGAAACAGCATGAATCCAGGAAAAAGAGACAAAAGAATTGTGATTGAACATAAAACCGAAAGAAAAGACGAGGAAGGAAACGCACTCCCGGCAGGATGGGAAGTTTTTTCTAAAGCATGGGCAAAAGCTGACACTCCTGTAGGTTCAGGGTTTAATTCTGAAATCTTTAAGGGAAATGCGGAGTTTGTTATTAAATTAATAAACTTTACGATTCCATATCGGAAAGGAGTTCATTCTGATATGCGTGTGCAATATCGAGGGAAGCTGTTTGAGATTAAATCAGTAATCGATATTGATGAAAAGCACAAAGATATGTGCTTAATCTGTGAGGAGCGATCCAATTGGCAGAGTTAGAGGTTTTTGGAATAGATGAATGGATTCGTGAATTAGAGAATTTAGGTCAAGACGTACCTAAAATTACAAAAGAAGCATTAAAAGCGGGTGCGGGAGTATTTAAGCAGAAGCTAGAGTTCCATTCTCCTGTAGGTCCTGAACCAAACACACCAACGCCAAAGCAGCCGTGGTGGGATGGTAAACATGCTAGAGATGCCATCGAAGAAGGAAAAGTTGTGAAAAAGGGTGGTGCTTATTCTATTGATATTGGATGGGATAAGGCAGATCGTTCTGCCCATTTTTATATGAAGTTTCAAAACTGGGGAACAAGTAAAAATCCCAATCCACCACATAAAGGGTTTGCAGAGAAAACGCTGGTACAGAGTGAAAAAGAGGTGTTGCAAGCAATGGAACGAGAATTCATGCGTAGGGTAACAGGGCGATGAGGAACTTAAATAAAGATGTGTTCGATCTACTACGTACAGATGCAGTTATTAAGTCGGAATTAGGTGGAGAGTTTGTTTATCAATTTGTCAAAGGTAATGACAATACACCTATATGGATTACATTTTCTGAATTAAATATTTCTCCAGGATTGTATGCGGAGAATGAAGAAAAAACCTCAAATGTTATGTATCAAGTGGACATATGGTCAATGTCCCCAATCAAAACACAATTAAAAAATGCAGTTCAGACAGCTATGAAAAAGCTGTCTTTTCAACGTTTAAGTACCTATCCAGATTATGAAATGGATACAAAAATTTATAGGTATGGCTTTCGATTTATAACCGAAGCCATGAACTAAGGAGGAAAATAAGATATGGCAATGACAATTGATTTTAGGGATTTGCATTATGCGATTTTAACAGAAACACCAGATGGCAAATTTACTTATACTACACCGAAACGAATTGGTAAAACAGTTAGTGGTAAAGCAGCACCTAAAGCAGAATCAGTAACTTTTTATGCCGAAGGTGGACCAGCAGCAACAGCGAGTGCATTTGGTGGAACGGAAATTGAATTAGAAGTTGATACATTGCCTTTATCCGTTTATGCGGAGTTGTTAGGTAAAAAGGTAGTAAAAGGCCAAGTTGTTGATAATACAAGCGATGTACCTCCTTATGTAGCTTTACTATATCGTTTACCGTATGATAACGGAAAAAATCTATATGTATGCTATTACAAAATGAAGTTTGAGCTTCCAAGTGATGAGCACAAAACAGCAGAAGACAAACCGACATTCCAAAGTGCGAAAATTAAAGGGAAAGCAATTCAACGTTCTGATGGCAACTGGAGACATCGTTTAGACGAAGAGGAAGTTGGTTTTGATCCAACTGTTGCAGCGAACTGGTTCAAGGCTGTACCAACGCCACCAACAGCAGCTTAAAATAATAATTGAAGGGGTAGCTGATGCTATCCCTATTTTAATTTAGGAGGAAAACCGAATGAAAATCACATTGCAAAACGCAGAAGGACAAAAAGATTATTATTTACCACAATTTATTCCGGGTTCAGCCACTTTTGAAGCATCTAAATTTGCAGATGAATTACAAGCTGATCTTGTTCCAAAAGAAACAATTGAAAGAGCAGCTAATTTTGTAGCTCGTATATATGGAGATCAATTTACAGCTCAAGAGTTTGTTGATGGTACACATGTATGGTTTTTAAGTTTAACAATACATTCCGTCTGTTTAACAATTATGGGCCGTCTAAATGAGGCAATAAAAGTAATGGAAACGGTAGAAGACGCGAAAAAAAAGTTGATGAAACAACTAGAGATGAAGCCGAAAAGAAAACGTTCAAATACGAGGACATCGTAATTGATATATATAACGTCCTTATGGATGCAGGAATGACACAAAATCAAATCAATGAGATGGATATTGCGTTTTACTTTACCTGTATGGCTAGAAAACAAAAGGCAAATCGCGTGACATCAGCTAATCAAGCGCCAGCATGGTTATAAAGGTAGGTGAGAATCTAAATGGCACTAGGAGATAATACGATAGGTGGTCGTGTCCGTTTGGATACAGATCAATTTGAAAATGGAATTGCAGGTATTAATAGAAGTTTGAAAAGAATAGATGCTGAATTTCGAAACACTTCAGAACAGTTACGTGGCGTTGGTTCTGAGATGGATCAATTGCAAAATAAGGCAAACCATCTAAATCAAAAGATTGAAGCGCAAACGCAAAAAATGAAGCATTATGAGCAAGCATTGAGGACTTCGCAACAAAAACAACAAGAAATGCGCCAAAAATGTGAGCAGTTAGCTACATCTATGCAACAATTAGAACAAGAGATACAGCAAAGTACTCAGGCATACGGTAAAAATGCCCAAGAAACAAAAGACTTACAAGCACAATATAATCAATTACAGCAAGAATATAAGCAAGGCACACAAGCTTTACAGCGATTAACAGCACAAGTTTCTCGAAATGATACAGCTTTTAATAACGCTTCAGCGGCACTACATCGTTATCGGAATGAATTAGGCGATACGGAAGAAAGAATGGAGCAGCTGGGCAACGCTTCAGCAAGAGTGCGAGAGCGTATGAATGAAGTTGGAAACACAATGCAGGATACTGGCTCTAGAATTAGTCAAGGATTTGGTGCAGCAGCAGTTGGTGTAGCGGCTGGAGTTGGAGCTTTAGTAGTAAATGCGAGTCAATTTGAAGAGGCAAACAAGAAGGTACAGGCTGGTTTAGGATTAACAAGGGAAGAAAGCTTAAAAGTTAGTGCTGTAGCAAGAGAAGTATGGCGTGAAGGTTATGGTGAAGATTTAGCTAGTGTCAGCGATTCTTTAGTTAAAGTAAAGCGCAATATTAAAGATATAAATGATGATGAAACATTGAAACAAGTAACTCGTGATAGTGAGATTTTAGCTGAAACAATGGAGTCGGATGTAAATGAGGTAACTCGTGGTGCAGCTCAATTAATGGGGCGTTTTGGGTTATCGGGGCAACAAGCATTTGATTTATTAGCGCAAGGTTCCGCAAAGGGTTTAAACTATTCTAATGAGTTGTTTGATAATTTAAGTGAGTATGGACCGTTATTTAATGAAATGGGATTTAGTGCTGAAGAAATGTTCACAATTCTTATTAATGGTAGTAAAAACGGTGCATATAATCTCGACTATGTAAATGATGTAATGAAAGAGTTCCAAATCCGTGTGAAGGATGGCTCAAAATCTACTTCAGATGCTATGGGACAAATGTCAGAAGGTACACAAAATGTATGGAAAGAGTTCTTAAAAGGAAAAGGTACAGTAAAAGATGTCTTTAATGCTGTATTAAATGAACTTAAAACAAGTGACGATCAAATTAAAGTTAACCAACTTGGAGTTTCACTTTTCGGAACAAAATGGGAAGATCTCGAAGCTACTACTATGTTATCACTAAACAACATGGAAACGGGTCTAGGCGATTATAGTGGTGCAATGAATAAAATGGTTGACGGTTACGATACGAGTGCAAAACAATGGAAATCCGTCACTCGAGAACTACAAATTGCATTAGAGCCACTCGGTAAGGTGATTCTAGATATCGCTAAACAAGCTATACCGGAATTGAAAGAATCAATTAAAGGCGTAGCAGATTGGTTCAATGGGCTAGATGATAGCTCTAAAAAAGTGTATGGTACGGCATTATTGTTGGCTCCAGCAGTTTTAGGAGTAGTGAGTGCTCTTGGAATGCTTTCTTTTGCTGTAGGTGCAATTATAGCAAATCCAGTTGTAGCAACAATTGGCGGAGTTGTCATTGGACTAGGTGCTTTAGGGTTTGCTTTTGCTGATGCGGGTAAAAAAGCGCAAAAAGCTGAGGAAGATAGTCGTAGATTTGGTGATGGCGTCAGTGAGGGAACCAAGAAAGCGATGGAAGGGTATGTAAACTTAAAAGAGCAAGCTTTTAAAACCCTAGATGAAATACCGGTTTTAACAGGTAATAAGGCTAAAGAAGCTGTGCAGCGAGCTCATGAGGAATTTGGAAAGTTAGCTGATGAAGCAATCCAAGCAATCAATAAAGATAAAGGTAAGTTCCAGGCACATTTAGAAAGTTGGTTTGCCGGAGAAACGGACCCCGCAGTAAAACGTGCGAAAGATAAAATTTTAAACGACCAAATGGAAGTCTATAAGGCGCAAGAAGAGGCTGTTATAAAGGCTAATGAGAAGATTCAAAGTCTTTTGACGCAATATAATGGTCAAATCTACAAGATGACAGAAGCGGATAAAAAGGTGTTTTTAACAGCGTTACAATCTATTGATGCAGAAGTAGGGAAATCGGCAGCTAATAGTGTAAATGAGATACAAAAGATTGGTAAAGCGATGGATAATTTTAATAAAAATACGTCCGTCGACACAATCCAAGGGAAAGTAAAAGAGTTAGGAAAGGAATATACAAATTTATATAACGACTTAGAAAAAGCCAAACAAAAAGAAATCGAATTTGCCAAAACTCATATTTCAGATTCTACACAACAAGAAATAGCCATTGCGCAGATTAGTAAAAAATACTCAGAACAATCTGTTTTAATAACAGAAGGGTATAAACAACAGCTCCAACGGGCTCAAGAAGTGTTAAAGTCTAAGGGAATTGAAATGGACTTAACATCAGGTATAACAAAAGCCGAACAAGAAAAAATTACAATTCAAGGTAGAAGTTTTGGCGAATACGTTAAGAATTCAGAAATGATTGAGAGCAAAAATGACAATCTCTTTAGAAGACTTCAAGAACGATCAGCAAAAGAGTCTGAATTACGTCAAAAAAGTGCGGAAGAAGTAAAAAGATATGGTGAGGCTTTAATTGCGAATTCTAGTACTGTTTATGATAGCTTATTTCAATCAACTCGTGAAAAGGCTGTACAAGTTGGTAGTGATATCGCTTATGCCTTAGAAGATGGTACAAAGGCTGTTAATTTAGGGGAAAAAGGCGTAGTAAAGGTCGAAGAATTTGTTGATGGTATAAAAACGGGTAAATATAAGGTTCAGGATGTAGCGGTTGCTCTTATTAATACCATGCGCATTGAAATGGGGAATAAACCATTAACAGCAGAAGGTATTAAGGTTATGACAACATTTGCAGATGGTTTAAAACAAATGAACGTATCTGATATTGCTACAAAATTAAATCTGGATCTCAAAAAGAACTTAGAAGTTGATTTAGGGCCACTTGGTAAAATGACATCAACACAATTTGTAAATGGTTTGAAAGAAGGCACAGTTGGTATAGACGCTGTGTTTATTTTTTTTCAGCAACATTTATCTAAGTTAACGGCAAAAGATTTATCCCAAGATGGTACAAAAATAATGGCCACTTTAAAAACAGGAATGGAAACGGGATTCCTTAGTGTACAAGATGTATTGCAAAAGCTTGGGGTTAGCATCGAAGACAAAACAAAATATAATCTTGGTCCGAATGGTGAAGTAACTATTTCTTCACTTGTAAAAGGGTTACAGACAGGCCAATTCAGTATCGATCAGGCGCTTGAAGTAATCAGACAAATGGTTGTAGCAAAAACAAACGTTGATACAACACAACAAGGAGCAAATATCTCGCAAACAACAGCAGATGGAATCCGTCAAAATGGTGGTCAACCTGTTCAAGCTGCAAGTGAAGTTAAACAAGGTGTAGAGCAAACACTTGGCTCTACCACAGATGGAAATGGCGGAGCGACGTCTACGTTATTGATGAGACAATTCATGGCTCAAAATAAACCTAGTATTGTTGGAGAAGCGAGTGGAATTAAACAAGGTGTAGAGCAACAACTAGGAAGTACAACGGACAATAATGGTGGTAATAATTCCACTTCCATGATGCGGAGTGCTATCGCAAATAATCAAGGAAATGTAAATGGAGCGGCCGCAGGAGTAAAACAAAATGTTGAAAATACGCTAGGTTCAACTACTGATGGAAATGGCGGAGCTTCTTCAACATTAATTATGCAACGTTTGATAAATGGGAATAGAGGAAATGTTGTTGGTGCAGCAAATAATGTGAAATCTGGAGTAGAGAGCACTTTAGGAATTGCAACAGATGGTGGCGGTGGAGATAAGGCTGGTAATAAATTTGCCAATGATTTAGGTTCTAAGCGTGGAGCGGCGCAGGGAAGTGGTGCAAATGTTGCAGGTGGCGGTTTAAGTGGACTTGGTTCCATTATTGCAAACTCAGTGGGACTTTCTTTTGCACAAGGATTTGCATATGGTATGGATGGTGCTTTTGGTCAAGTTAGAGCGAAAGCAGCTTCTTTGGCTAGTTCAGCATTCGAAGCTTTAAAAGCTACATTAAACGTAAACTCACCATCTAGACTTACAAGGGACCAGGGTGGTATGCCATTTGGTGAAGGGTTTGCGGTAGGGATTCAAAAATCGGCTCCTATAGCTGAAAAAGAAAGTCGTTCACTTGGAATGAAAGCAAATAAAGCTCTTGTAAATGAACTACAGTTGAATAGTGATCCAAATAGAATGACCTTTGCAGGAGTTCGTATGGCACAAGGTCTTGCTACGGGGATTAAAAGTCAATATTCAGTGGTGCGTGATGCTTTGCAAACCACAGTAGAAGGAGCTATGGATGGCATCCGATCTATTCGACCTGAGGAAATTTTCAGCTTGCAAGGAGATGATCCGCTAACAAAATACTTCAATGCAATTTTTATAGATGGAGATTGGCAAAACGATTGGATTACACACATTCCAGAAAGCATGCGTGACATGGTAAGAGAAATCGGTCGTCAAATGGAACGTTTTGAAGGGTTGTCGGTATATGACGTTGGGAAACTGTCCAAATGGAGAGAAGTTTTATCAGATAATCCTAATGTAATCCAGTATAGACCAGACAACGATAATCCAGATAAACAAACAAGGCAGCCCGCACAAATTGTAAATCATTTTTATAATCAAGATACTTCTGAAGTAATGAGACAACAGCAAAGAGTTCTAAATGAAGTTGCTTTCACATGGGGAGGGACATCATGAGTAAGCGAGTAATAATTGAAAATCAAAGACTAGAAAAAATTGAATTCGGACCATTGCCACCATATGTCCTCACTTCGATTGACCTTTCAGGAAGTGAGGCTGAAATTGTTCAGACTCAAGGATATATGCAAGATGGTTTTACACCTAGGTCGGTCACAATGAAGGGGATGCAATATCCCCTTGAATTTTATATTGAAGCTTCAAATGCAAGAGAATTGTTTGAGTTGCGCAGAAAGTTAAATCGAGTATTAAATCCTAAAGCAGGGCCATTTACAATAACTGTACAAATGCCACATGGTACATTTCAAAATACAATCATGATTGAAAACCTACCGAAATACAGAGTAGAAGATGAACAATTTTTGATTTTACAACAAGGATTATTCCATATTACTACCTCAGATCCATATTGGAAGAATGAAAGCGATATAGAAGTACCTTTATTATCTTGGACACCAAAATTTAGTTTTCCTTTTTCATTTAAACCAACAGTACAATTTGGATATAAAGGTGAACAACAAAAGGTAATCAATCACGGTGATGAGGAAACGCCTGTTAAAATAGATATTTTTGGTCCTTGTACAAATCCAAAAATCACAAATCTTACAACGATGAAATCTGTACAAATCAATCGAGATATTCTTGCAGGAGAACGTCTTGAAATCAATACAGCATATGGTCAAAATACCGTTGAACTTGTAGGTATAGACGGAACGAGGAGAAATGCATACAACTGGATTGCTCCGGGAGTGAGGTTGAATGAATTTAGATTACAGGTTGGTCTAAATATATTAGATTATAGCGCGAATGCAGGAAGGGAGAGCGCTACGGTTCGTATTCGTTTTAGAGAAAGATATACAGGGATATAAAATAAAAGAAAGGGGTGAGAACGTATCATGGCAGAGCGTTCTTTTTTCTTTGATGGCGAAGATAAATTATATAATTCGCAAGATTTTGCTCAATTATTTGATATGTTTTTCGGGACTGGAGTTGTAAAAGGATATTTGCATAATATGAATATAAATTCTATATCCGATGGTATGAAAACTTCTGTGAACGCAGGATGTGCGGTGATATATGGGAGAGGATATATCCTTGAGGAGTTACGTATTTTAGTACATGACCCAGCACATGATACGTTAGACCGTATAGATCGGATTGTTTTACAGTTAAACCTTGCAACTAGAAGTATTAATCTTATTGTAAAAAAAGGAGCGGTAGCAGCACTTCCAGTACCTCCAGCATTACAACAAGACAATATGAACAATGGAGGTATTATATATGAGTTGCCAATTGCCCAAGTTCGAATTATAAAAGGAAAATCATTTATTGATGGTACGCAAATCACTGATGAGCGTACTTTTTGTGATTTACAGGGACAAACAGGGCTATATGCAAAGAAAAAACAGCGTAATTGGGAGATTCCTGGTTTCAGGAATGGCTGGACACCAGCGAGGAAAGACGGGATGGTTTCGTACTTCTTAGATGATTTTGGAGTCATTCATTTTCGAGGGGCAGTTATGAGTGGATACACAAACAATGGAATGGTTATTTTAGCAATTCCAAGTGATCTAGCTCCACTGGAACCGCAATATAGACCTGTTACTACAATTGACTATAATGGAGGATTTGGGGTTGGTCATGTTGTGATGTGGTCAGATGGACAATTGATATGTAAAAATGTACCAACGAATCGAGAGGTAGATATTTCTACCATTTCGTATGCGACAAAATATGCACACCAATAAGAGAGGGGAAAAGGAATTGATTATCTATACAACAGACTTAGAAAAAATAGGTGAAATTAGCAATTATGAATCACTTAATTTTGGACGTTCATGGGAAGATGTTGGCACATTTGAATTGCAAATTTCCAACGATGCCAAATATGCAATAAGTCTCTTTGATGATAACTTTATTTTAATAGATGAAAAGCGTGTAGGAATTATTACAAATTATTCTATAGATAAAAATGATAAAAGAACGGTAAAAGGATTTCAATTAAAAAAGATCTTGGGTAACCGAATTATTACTCCGCCGCCCAATACAACTCATGATAGACGTTATGCAGATGCAGAAACGGTTATGAAACATTATGTGGATAGGCATGCGGTATATCCATCAGATTCAAATCGATTAATTCCGAATCTTGTTATAAAGGTAAATCAAAAAAGAGGAGGATATATACAAGTTGAAAGTCGCTTGAAAAATCTTGCAGAACAGTTAAAAGAAATATCCTTAGCTTCTGAGTTAGGATGGGATGTATATCTAGATGAAGCCACTAGACAATTTGTTTTTGATGTTTTTGCTGGGAGAAACTTAACAAGGCACCAACAGACATATCCACCTGTCATTTTCTCCATTGCTTTAGAAAATGTTCTGGAACGTGAATTTGTAAAAGACACATCAAATTATAAAAATACAGCATACGTCGGTGGACAAGGTGAGGGAGAAGAGAGAAGGATTGTAGAGGTTTCGACAGAACAAGCTAAAGGTTTGGCAAGAAAAGAAGTTTTTATCGATGCTAGAGATGTAAGTAATCAAACTGAAGATAAAAAAGATAAACCTGAATCGGAAATTTATCAAATGCTTTCAAATCGTGGGCGACAAAAGCTAGAGAGCGAATACAATGAAATTGTTGAGTTTGCATGTGTTATAACGGAAAAACCCGGGATGGAATATGAAAAGGACTGGACAATAGGAGATATTGTAACATGTGAAGATGAAAAGATTGGGGTATCAATGGATGCTAGGGTTACGAATGTGGAAGAAATATCCGCAAACAATAAGAAGGATTTGAAAGTAACATTTGGCACGAAACGTATGGATATCACTAAGTTACTCCAAAGAGAACTTTCTCAAATTAAAAACATCATCCGAAATTAAGACCTGTATGTAAACAGGTCTTTTTTCTATAGAAAGGAGTGTGCAACTTGAAAAATTCATATGAACTAACTGTAGACATTCGAAAACCTAATGAGTCCTATAATATTGAGTTTTCACAAAATAGTTTAAATACTTCTGAACTCATTATTCATGTTGTAGAGAATGGAAAGCCCTTTGTATTAAAAGATACAGATATCATTATTGTAGCTTTTAAAAAACCAGATCGAACCACAGTACTCCAACAAGAAGAAGTGAAAGTAATTGATAAATTAAATGGTAAAATCAGTTTAATGTTGGTTACTCAAACCTTAGCAAAGTCAGGAGAAGTATTTGGTGAAATTTCCATTGAGCGAGAAGAGAATGGGGTAAAACAAAGAGGAAGTTCATATCCTTTTAGTTTTAAAGTAAGACAATCTTTTTTAGCAGATGAGAATTTTGAATCGAAAAATGAATTAGGAATTATCGATAAAGGAATGAAGTTAGTTGAAGAACTTGATAAAGTAGACATTCCAGCATTACAACAGGCTCAGCAACAAGTTGTGCAAATCCAAGAGAAAGTGGATCAACGAGGGTTAGATTTAACAAGCTTTGGTGCAAAGGGTGACGGTTCAAATGATATAGGAGCATTTGAAAAAATGCTTGCTAACACCAATAAAATTAAAACTGTCTATGTACCGGATGGTGTATATGGGATTTCTAAGACACTCGTTGTTCCGCCTAAAGTAAGAATGATATTTGCACCAAATGCAGTATTAGTTCCGTTAGCTGATATTCATGTTATTCAATTAAAACCAGAGGCGTACGTAGAAGGAGTAACCATAGATCTACGGACTATGAAAATTCCATTTACGAAGGCAGGTATATATTTAGATGCGTCTGACATTTTTCAATTTTATGAGCAGACCCACATGCTAAAAGATATTAATATACTTGGCAAACGTGCTACAGCAGGTTGGACAGGTACAGGAATCTTAATGGAAGCAACGAAACCGATGACATATATCGATAATGTAAAGTGTAATAACATTACGATAACAAACATGCAGAAAGGTATTCATTTACGGGTAGATTCATCTATAAAAAATGAAGCTGATATGGCATGGGTAAATGCGAATTTCTTCCATCAAGTAACTCTTATGAACTTTGAGTATGGTTTGTATTTAGAAGGAGATTCAAAGATTCCAAGGGATGTAGGAGGAAATCTATTTGATCAAGTACAGTTCCAGGCTGAAGCAGGAACAAAACGTTTGATTTACTGTGAAGGTGGTACAAATCGTTTTAATGTTTTTGGTTGGGATATTCATAAAATTAAACCAGAAGAAGCAGCGTATGAATTTACTAAAACATCACGTTTTAATCAAATAACAAGTCCAATGGCTCAAGAAATTACAGAAGGATGGATTGATAATGGATATTTAAATAGTTTTACGAGCCCTAACAATTATGTAGCAGATAAAAGAATTAATGCAATGCCTATCAGTATACCATCTAGACCTAACTTCTTAGGAAACCAAGATGATTATATTGTGAATGGCCATAAACGCGGGTATAAGGTAACAAAAGTTTCAACGCATCCAATCGTTTCAGGAGAGTTAGCTGATATCCTAACTTTTGATACAGAAGCGGGGATTATATTCGATGGTACAAATGCAACATTTGAGAATCCGATTATTCTTGAGATAGATACGACATCCGATCCAATTTGGTATGCAACGTTTCTAACTGCAATGTCCAGTTGGGGGACTCAGCCTCAAAATTACGAAATGGAAATGTATGATGATTTGAGTAAGAAATGGATTGGTATTCATTGGACAAAGAATAACCGTTCTCAAGAAATAGCAGTTTCCGCACCGTGGGCAGCGGTAGATAAATGCACAAGAATAAGAATTAAATGTTGGGGCAGCAACCTCTCCAATAAACGAATTGGAATTTCAAGAATCATGTTAACAAGTGCTAAAGATGGGGGGAAAGCATATCTACCTTATACCGATTACATGAAGGAAGCCAACGATGTAAACATACCACCATTGTTACCGAGTGATAAAAGAATTGTGGGAGATCAAGATGATGTATTGATAGTAGCAGACAAACGATTCAAGGTTTCTTCATTAGGAGCAACAAGAATAAGCGGAAATATATGGGGAATGTTCAGCATGAGAAGGGAACAGTCTTGTCGTTGGTTTGATCCCACACAAGAAGCTCCAATCATTATAGAAATAGATTGTAGTACAAACCCTCTGGCTTACTTAGAGTCAGTTGGAGTTTCTTTTGGGTGGGGAGAAACCCCAAAGAATGTGAAAGTGGAAAGAGTCACTACATTAAATGGGAATTATACACAAGTTGCAAACGTGACAGGAAATACAGCAGCGACAGTTCATATAGCCGCAAGAACAGCAGCCACTTATAAACTTAAATTCACTATCTATGGTGTAAACCATGATAATAAATTCGTGCGAATCAATAGAATATTTGCAACGAGTGGAGATGATTATCCTAGAACGTTTGTCAATACAGAATCAGATAACACGGTTTATGGTAATTTCATTTTCGGTGATGCAAGTAAAAGTATGATTATGAAAAGTCCAGAGGGATCTTTGTGGAAATTAGTTGTAGATGATTTAGGCGCATTACATTTAGAAAAACAAATGTAAATAAAATACGGCTTCGATAACAAAAGAGAGACAAACACTGTCTCTCTTTTTGATATAGATGAGGAGTATGGATAGAGGGAGGGAAAACGGATGACAATCGAACTTGGTGTGCTGATTGCGTTATTATCGCTCGCCATCAGCTATTTTGGCTACGCCCTGAATAAATCTAAATCCATCAAGGCAGATGGACAACAGAGTGCGGAAGTAAAAGCAGAACTGGGATATATCCGGAAAGGTGTGGATGATATCCGGATTGATTTAAAAGCAAGTGAAAAACAAATGGTAGCACTTGGGGAACGCGTCACGAGGGTAGAGGAAAGTACCAAACAAGCGCATAAACGCTTGGATACAATCGAAAAGGAGACGGATTAGATATGAAACGAGAGAACATTCAAAAGCGATTACGTAACTGGAAAACATGGGTGGCACTTGCCTCCCTTCTGGGATTTATTTGTGCGAAGGCTGGATTACTAGAAACGAAGAGTTTTATCGACGAAGTGTTACCGTACCTTTTCA